ATCAGTATCACTTGTATAATCTCCAAATATAAGTCTTTTATTTACTCGTATTTTTGCCCATTCTCTAAAATAGGCGTAGCCAGTATCTTGTATCCATAGACCCTCGCCATTTAGACTATCAATTTTAATTTCTCCAGTCATGGATTTTATATTTCCGGCTATTGTGAGATCACCATCAGCATCGAAAATGAATTTATTTGTGGCATTATTTCTTATCGCAAGTATATTAGAGTTTGCGGGTAAGTCAGTTGATCCACCAGCACCATCTGTATATAAACCAGTAAGAATAAAAGACGATGATGCTGATGATCCTTTGCCTGTTGTATAACTATCGCAAAATGACTGCATCATAAAACCGAGATATGTTTCTGAAAATACTCTTATCCTGCCTCCACCCAGTGTTCCACTTCTTTTTTTGAAATCCATATATGTATTTTCACTTGCTATAGTTGTAAACGAATGAGTTACATCTGTACTTTTTAGCAATATTGCAGTATCATCATAACTGCCTTGATTTACTATAATTCCTTTTGTTACATTAGTATCATCTGAAGCGAAACCAGCAATCAGTTTATATCTTGCGTAAAAATTGCCACCGCCTTTGAATATAAATCTTGTGGATGCGGAATTTGTTATTGCTAGGGCATTTTCATCTGTGTCTAATGACGCTATTCCTCCGCTGCCGTCACTTTTTCTTGCATCTATTTCGATAACTGCATCCGCAGCAGTTCCTGTTGCTGAGTCTGGTGTTTCTGTATATCCTATAAATCCTAGTCCATTTGTGCCTGATCCCGCAAAGCCACGAAGGACTATGCCGCCATATGTTGAACTTTTAATGCTTAAGCCACTTATGATATCTGAATCAACAACGCTTGTGAATGGATGGAAATTTGCGCCATTTGCACTCAATTTAACATAATACGCATTAGTTAGTTTTGCAGTATCTCTATCAATAAATATAAGACCATCATTGTCTATGCTAATACCGTAGTCAAATTGGTTGGATACATTTATTCCACTATTTCCTATAGCTTTTAATTTATTTCCGTAGATATTTCCTTCAACATCGAAAATATGTGTTGTGGTATCATTATTTTTGATTGCTAGTAAATTAGATCCACTAGGTAAATCTGTTGTTGATGTACCACTAGCATAATATGATATTAATTCTATAGGAGCGTCGGCAGCACTTGTTTTGTCAGAAGTTGTGGTTGTGTTATAAGACTTGAGAGAGAATCCTCTATTACTACTTGTAAAACCTTCTAATGATGCACCGCCACTTAAAAAGTGATTGTATTTAATGCCAAAGAAACTATCAGAATCAATGTAATCTGTAAAATTATGAGATGTTGTGGAGTCTCCAATAATAAAAGAATAACCTGATGACGATGTTGTTTTTATAGAGATTGTGCCTGAAGATGCTTTTACTGGCGGTGAAAAAGAACCGGCATGTATATTGTTTGCAAATAGTGTTTCGCCGCTACCTTTTACTATTATTTTTGACTTTGCTTTATTCTTTATAATAAAAAGATTTTCGTTATCACTTGCTTCTATATAACCATCACTACCATCTGATTTATTAGAACTAATTTCTATAATTCCGTAACTATTATAATCATCTGCAGAAATGTTTGGTGTTTCTACATAAGAAGAGAGCCTTAAGCCACTATATGTAGGCACACCTGTATAACCTGATATTTTTAGTCCATCACCACTGGCTTTGAAGGAACCATAAGTATCAGCATCAATTACAGAAGTAAAAGGATGTATATTTGCTCCACTAGCTCTCAGTGTTACAGTAAAGAAATCGCCATCATCTATATGGTCCTTGTCTGAATATATAGATAGTTTTCCTCTATCTGCCCAATGTAGTTTGTATCCATATTGATCGATAAGAGAGATTCCGCTGATTCCTCTTGATTCGAGATTTTCTGTCAGTATTGAATTATTACCAATGTCCCAATTGTTTGTTAGTTCTCTAGTTCCATTGGCTAATAGATATTGAGTATGGTCATCATCGGAAAGTCCTGTCAAAGCTCCGTGGTCTGTAACTCCTCCGGCACTAGGAAGATTTGTCAAATTAGAACCATCTCCATAAAATGCTGTAGCAGAAACATTTCCTGTTGATGTAATGCTACCAGATACTAAAAGACTTCCTGTCATATTTCTTGTGCCGTCAACAAGAAGATATTGTGAGTGATCGTCATCAGAAAGCCCTGTTAAGGCGCCATGATCTGTGACTCCTCCAGCACTAGGAAGATTTGTAAGGTGGGAACCGTCTCCAAAAAATGCTGAAGCTGAAACATTTCCAGAGACTGTGAGGTTATTTGTCATCGTTCTTGTGCCATCTACAAGAACATATTGTGGATGGTCGTCGTCTGTAAGGCCTGTTAATGAACCATGATCTGTTGTTACTCCTGATAGATTGGAACCATCTCCGAAGAATGCTGAGGCCGAAACATTACCGCTGACTGAAAGATCACCTGTGAGTGTTCTTGATCCATCAGCTAATAGATATTGAGTATGATCGTCATCTCCCAGACCACCTATACTTCCATGATCCACGACGCTAGATCCATGACGTGTTGTTGTGTCATGACGAGTTGTGTTCAAATATTGAGTATGATCGTCATCAGAGAGACCAGCTAAATTGCCGTGATCTACAACAGTTCCAAATTTTACCCATGTAGTACCATTGTATATTGAATAAGAACCCTCATCTTCAACCCAGCATGCGAAACCTGCACTCGGAGATGTAAACCACCAAATTGTACTGAATTCTGCTATTTCATCATTATGACCCGACCAGTCGCCGGATGAACCGGATGGAACGATATATCTATCACCTCCAGATGGAGATGTTGGTGGGTTTGTTGTAGTTTTACTTAAAACTGAGTCTTGCCATTCTAAATTTTTTACAGTTTGATCTACAAATTCTTCAGTTGCTAAATAGCCTTTTGTAATATGTTTAGGAATCTTGTTGATTACTAGATCGGATCCATCAAATTTAATAGAAGTTTCTTGGCTGTCACCGAGTAAAAGTTCTTCATTAGTTTTAATGAGAATATCTTTATTTTTGAATCTAGCCATTTAAAATAACCTATTTGTTTCTTGGTTTCATTTTGATTCTTCTTGCTATTTCTTTCTTGATTTTCATTGAGAAATCTTTTGGGCTTTTTAATTGGCTATTTTCTGCAGATATAAGATTACCGATATATTCTTTATCTTCATCGTCTAGCATCCCTTCTAAAGAAGCAGATTCTGCAAGCCAATCTAAGCATCTTCTTACTTTTTCTCTTATAGTCTTTTCAACCCATGCTTCTGGATCTCCAACTTTTAGAAAAAATGCTTTATATTCTTCATCTGATATATCTACTCTGAATTTATATGCCATTTATTTTTCTCCTTATCCTAACAACCAGCCTGTAAAGAAAGTATAATCTCCACTTTCTATTGTTGTTTGTTCTGTTCCTCCTTCTTGATATATTTCTATATATGCGGTATCATTAGCGTCCATATCTGCAACTACCGAAAGAGTCATTGTATAATAATTCAGGTCTGTTGCAAAATTAGGATCTATGACATTATAATATGTTTGATTTGATGTTATCAATCGAAGTTGGTATTGTGTTGCTGCAGAATCTAGAGAATTTAGTCTTATTGTTGCATTCAAAGAATATTTGCCATCAACGGGAGCTGTAAAAATATAAGAAGTAGTATTAAAGTTTCCGCCAATATCAAATCTTTCTGCATCAAATTGTACTGTAACTGCTGTGCCTGCACTTACATTTTGATTTGTTGTCATATAGGAACTAAATGTTGGTTGTAGAGGTTTATTTATTTCACCATCTGAATTGATTTGTATTACTGTATTATTATTCGTTCCTATATATATATCTGAATTTTCGTAGTTCCAGATATATGCTTTTTCATCTGTATCTGCACCAACTCCTATATAGAAGCCATCATTATTGTTATAGTTAGTTCTAGCGTTTTGAATAATTAATGATGATGCGCCAGATGTAGATTCTGAGATATGTAATTGTCTAGAAGTTGTGAGATTAGCATCACCTATAATAATGCCTCCACTAGTTGATTGAAATGTTTGTGTATTTCCAAGATTTACTTTTGAAGCGTTTAGGAATAGTTCATTTCCGCTCTCAGTTATTGACGAAGATCCTATATATACAGTGCCGCCACTTGTATAAATTGTTTGACAGTGTATGTTATGAAAAGGTAAAGATGTAGTTCCTAAATCATAACCTGTTGATGCTGGAGGAACTATATCTCCAACAACCGTCAAGATATTATCTATAGGTTCAATATCTCCCACAAGTTTGATGTCTCCAGATATGCTCAAATTATTTGTAATTACTAGATGATCAGCATTTCTTGTTCCGTCGGCTAGTAAATATTGAGTATGATCGTCATCTCCCAGACCACCTATACTTCCATGATCCACGACGCTAGATCCATGACGTGTTGTTGTGTCATGCCTTGCGATATTTAAGTATTGAGTATGATCATCATCTCCTAGACCACCTATACTTCCGTGATCCACAGATGCGGAAGTATGTCTTGTAAATGTGTCATGCCTTGTGATATTTAAGTATTGAGTATGATCATCATCAGAAAGTCCATCTAGATTGCCGTGATCTACAACAGTTCCCATTCTTACCCATGAAGTATTATAAGTGTAATAAACACCTTCATCTTCGACCCAGCATGTGAATCCTGCACTTGGAGTTGTATAGAACCATGTTGTATTAAATTCTGCTATTTCGTCATCATGACCAGACCAACCTCCTGAGGCTCCAGACGGAACAATATATCTATCTTTATAGGAAGGTGAACCTGGCGGACTAGATGTTGTTTTACTTAGTACCGAGTCTTGCCATTCTAAATTTAGAATTGCACTATTTACAAAAGATTGTGTAGCTAGATATCCTTGAGATGAATGTTTAGGAATCTTGTTGATTACTAGATCGGATCCATCATATTTGAATGATACTTCGCCGCTACTTCCTAATAAGATTTCTTCATTTGTTTCTATCAATACGTCTTTGTTTTTAAATTTTGCCATTTTTTTTACCCTGTAGATTATATTGGTTGCTCTGCTATCCATTCTAGATAAGGAGCATTTTCTGCAGAATCTATTGTATCAGAAAATTCTACTGTAAATCCTGATACTGTTTTTGCAGTTATAATAAACGCATATTTTGACGCTCCGGCTCCTTCGTCTGTATTTGAAAGAGAGCATGTAACTATATAATTAGTATCGGAAAAGTTTTTACTAAATGAAACTGTAACTGATGTTGTTCCTGTAGATATAGCTGTTTTTCCTACTTCTCTTTGTCCAAAACCATCTATCAAAATCCATCTTTTATTGCCTGGATTTGTATCAGGTGCTATAATATAAGGAGAGTTCTCACTTGCGCCGGATGTTTCATCTAAACTGAAGAAATAGAAAGCGCTTTGTGTAGCTACAAGTGCTTTATCTTGATCGTTGAGAAGATTTCCATCAATTGAATCAAGAGCTCCTGTTCCTCCTCCTGTTAAAAGTATACCTCCATAAATTTTTGTTGCCATTATCTTTACTCCTCAATAAGTCTTTGGTAGTTTATAGCTTTACATATATATACTGGTCCGTCAAAAAGAATTTCATATCTTTTGTGACATGTATCTTTTATTTCTCTATGTTTTTGTTGCTTTTTAATATAATTTATAAATGCATGTCTACATATAGTTGTAATATATGCGAATGGATTTTGTGATTTTTCAATATCAAAGTTTTTTATATATTTCAAACATGTAAAAACAGCATCACCAATCATATCATCTTTCCATGTATAATTGGTAAAATTTCCTTTCTCAGCATATTTAGTTGCTATCATTAGAATCATTCTTCCTAGTTCTTCAGAAGGCTTTCCAATGATTGTTTTTTTCTCATCATCCCATTGCTTTTTGTATTTTTCTATTTCGGGAATCAAATCTTTATTTGTAACATATTTTTCTCTAACAACTTTTTTCATTATTTTTTCTCCTTTTTTCATTTTTTTTTATAATACTATATCATGATATAATTTACTAGTAAATTTAATTATCTAGTTTTTCAGTTTTTTTTCAAATTCGCATTTTATTTTAGATAGCTCACTTTCTAATTCTAGATATCTTTTTTTAAGTAAATCTTTTTTTCTATTCTCAAGTTTGATATTGTCGATATCTATACCTTCATCTAATACAAAATCAAATTTTTCGGGACCTTTATAACCTTTTCTTATCAAATCTCTATTCAAAGCTTCTCTCAATTCTAAAATGATATTTTCATCTATATTATATTCTTGTGATATTTTTTTGATTATCTGTTCATTATAAGTTCTTTTTTTGATGAGCTTCAATTTTAGAAGGCGAAATTTTGTTTCTTCCTCCCCTACTCCTTGTTTTTTAAGATAATCATATAATCGCATTTCTAGCCTACAACCGTAATAGAATATTTGTAAAGATTCGTAGGAAAATAGACTCTGATTATATTTGCGTTTACAATTTCTATCTTTTCAGGTCTTTCCATTTGAGATGTCTGCAATTTCCAACATGAAACAAGAGGAAAATTATTATCTAAATTGTGTTGTATATCTGACCAGTATCCTGAAGGAGCAGCAGAAGTCCATGTACTTGTTGACTCATGCACAACTTGTGGAGATATAGGTAAAACATTTATATAATCTATTTCTCCAGAATCTTCTCCTTTTACCCAAACCATTTTAAATTTTTGTGTCATTGGATAACCATTGTCTTCTGTAACATCACCAATCCAAAAACTAACTCTTCCGTTTCTATCTGCTTTTAGTTGTGGCACGGAGTTCTGTGCTACACCACCAACTTCTTCAAGATATACATATGCAGGAGAAGTTGATCCTGCTGTATAAACATATATTTCAGCATATCTTCTCGGATTACCATTTTCATCTAATAGATGTGTCCAAAAATGAGCTCTTGCCATCTTTTCTTCTCCTAACCAACAACGCTACAGTATAAAGTTCCTGGATTTGAAAGAAACCAAATTCTTGTTCTTGTTGTTGAGATGGATTCTATTTTCCACCAATTTGTTACTTGTTCATAACTTGTATCATATAATTGTACAAGAGGATATAATGTTTTTGTACTATGATCTACATCGGCATAAAAACCTGTTGCTGCTGATGTCCATGTTGAAAGTGTTGTATTGTAAAATCTTGTAGCTGGAGGTAAAATATCAACATATTCTATATATCCTTCTGCAACTCCTGTTTTTTCCCAAGTAATTTTAAATTTTTGCGGAACTGAATAACCTGCAGGTTCGTTTATGTCGCCAATCCAAAATTCAAAAAATCCTTCGTGATTTGTCGTAGTTTGAGGAAGTGTATTAGTTACAGTAGTTGTTGTTTCTGATAAATAAACCATAGCAGGTGATGTTGTTTCTGATAAATAAACATTTATATCAGCACCTTGAATTGGTATTCCTTCTTCATCTATAAGATATGACCAAAAATGAACTCTTGCCATATTTTTCTCCTTATCTCTTTATTCTATAATGTAAAGTGAGTCCTGCTTCATAAGGTTTGAATAACGGGTCGCAATATGTATACCAGACCAATTCATCACTTACATTGAAGACGCCGATTTCTGTAAAATTCTCTTCATATTTTGCTAAAACATTTTCTGTTGTTATATAATAATAATCGCTTGTTTCATAGTAATTTATGTCGGAATTAGGAATAGTGATAACAGTATTTTTTATATCATTATGTTGCCATGGATTCCATGATTCTGTTTCATCGCCATTACCTAGCTTGATATATCCGGAAGTGCAAGGAGTCCAGACAGAACTCTGAGTATTTGGTGCTCCTACACCTGCAATAACTGCATATCCATCTACAGCAGATCCCCAAGTTATCATTGTCAAATTTGAGCTTACTAATTTCAACGTTTCTGGATAAATTCTATTACCAGAAGAATCATAGCAATGAACCATTACAGCTGAGACATCTAAATTGTGATAGATATTCCATGTTGATGCTGCTGTTGCTTGTGTATGTTTGTATTGAGCATCTTTTACAAAACAGTAACCCGCTGTTGCTACGTCGAATGTACATTGTAGTTGATTGCTGTTAATAATTTGTATATTTTGAGGAATTATTCTTTTCCTGCTAGTGTTTACACACATTACCAAAACATCGGAATTACGATTATGTGTAAAAGTCCATGTAGTTGATGAAGATGATTGATTTAGAGTAGCATCAGCATCTCCCATAAGAACTAAACCTGATTCTGGTGAATATAATTCTATTTTGACATTTGAACTGTCTGTTATTTCGACTGAATCAGGCATTAGTCTTTCATCGCTACTATCAAAACATTGAATTATAATGTTTTGATTGTTTAGACTATGCGTTACATACCATGTGTCTGATGTTGCTTCTTGTAGAAAGAATGCCGTTCCTGCTGCTGCTTCTGCAATTGTCGGTACTAAAACAGTATTACAAACAGCAGGATATGCTCCTGAGTACAGTTGATTCCAAGTTCCTTTGAAATCTGCTGTAGGAGAAAGCAACAATCTATAATGTGCAACTCTACTTACAGGTCTCAAAATTTCCCAATATTTTATGAGATTGAGAATTGTTGATTGATTTATGATAGCATCATCCGAAAGAGGCTGATTAGATAAATCAATTTCTACTTTATAATGAGGAGATAACCATCTAGTTGCCCCATAGTCAGATGGATAGCCAGAAACACCTTTTGATTTATAGTAAAAATCTCCTGCTCCTGTAAATTCATCAACTCTTACATTATCTACATAATATGTTCCTACCCCAGCACCAGATGGGCAACTTATTACAACTCTTGTACTTGTTCCTCCATATGACTGATCTCCGCTAACTTCAATGTAGTTCCATTGATTTAGAGTTAAACTATTGTAAGTGCTAGAAAATGCTTCACCAGTTCCTGTTCCTCTTGTCAAATGTATTTTTATATTAGTATTATCTACAGGCCATACATAAGCAGAACATTTATATTCTTTTCCTAGTTCCGTTTCAAATGTTTCCGATTCAATTCCATCATCGCTGCCGGTTGATCTAAATATTCTGCTAGATGAACCGTCAAAATATTTATCTGAACTTCTCAAATTGAATTCCGGTGAACCATAATCATACCAATAATCATCAAGTTCCATATTACCATTTTTTAATACATTTTTGGCAGCTTCTACATTATAGAATGCTGTATATATTCTATCTTCAAAATTAGGTAATGATGGTGCGGATGGAGTAGCTGATGAATCCCAAAGTTCATAAATATTTAATCTGTTTTCATTCTTTTCAACTAGTAATTTCCATAGAATATAAATTGCTGTATATGTTCCTTTTCTTTTCAACCATTGAATTATGTTGCCTATAAAATCTCTTTGTTGTGCTTCTGTTAGTTGCCATTCGCTACCTGTCAATTCTTCAGATATTGTTATTCCATACATTTCTCCGATATATTCTATATAATCACTATCTACTTCTTTAGGATCTAATAAAGTTATTAGATTTTTGAGCCTGCCGTATAAAGCTGAATAGATTCTGTCAAAATATAAATCGAAGAAATCTTTTAATTTTTCTGTTCTGTTATGATAAGGCAAGGCATTCAAAGCATAATCTTTATATCCGTACCATTTTATTCTATATTCTCTTGTGTCAGAGTCGGATAAATAAATTTTACCAAAATAAACGAAAATTTTCTCAGGATTGAAATACCATTCATAGAGTTCGTCTCCAGATTCTTCTGCTAGTCTGGATACATATTCATGGACAAAACTGTCCTTTCTAAAATAAACATCAGATCCGTTTTCAAAATCCGCTCCGCTTGGATCTTTTGTGAAAATAAAATATTGATCTTCGACCCATTTTGTAACATTGCTTCTAAATTTTACTTTAGTCAATTCTCCATCAATATCTACATATAGTTCAGTCCAATAGCCACCTCTGCCCACAAGACCAAACCTATCTCCTATCAGAGAACTTCCTGTACTCCAAGCAGGAGGCCATAACAAGTATGTTCTTGACCAACTCCAATCATTTAAGTCAACCCATTTCCAATCGTCAGTATCTTCAAATTTGACATCTTGATAACCACTTGTTGTATCTACTGTATAACCTTCTGGTGCTACACCTTCATGTGCCTCTTCAAAATAATTATCAAGTATATAATATGGAATCTCTGCAAACTTAGGCATTTATTTCTCCATTAGAATTCTTGTGTAATTCTAGTTGTTGATATATTGAGCATTGGAAACTGGTTTTGCCCTAATTTTATAGTTCTAATTTTATTATCACCTGAATATGATGCTTCACCATACTGTGGATATGATGAAGTTCCTTGACCATAAATAGTAGCGTTTAATACATCAACATCTCTGAAAATTAAATTTCTTATACCACTTATATTAGAGAAATTATCATCAGATTTCACTTGCGTTGTATCTAATATAAATTCGTGTATGTCTCTAAAGTCTATTTCCTCTCCGAAATCTCTATTTGTTTTATCAAAATACCAAATCAATTTATTTTGTACATCATTTCTTACGCTTGCGAAATTGAAAGTTTTATATACTCTCAAACCTATATCGAAATCGAAATAAATTAGTTCAGGTAAATCGAATTGTTCGTAAACTGTCAACATTTTTCGAGGTGATAAGTATTCTGAAAGGGTTGTTTTCCACGCTGTATTATATGATATTGGTACTATACCGTCAGTTACTACAGATGATGCTGAAGTGTTTATAGTTGTTGTGCCCCATTGATAAGGTATAACAGATATATGAACTTTATTATATTCACTATAATCACCTGATGGAGCTATTTCTTTTTCTCCCCATGCATGTGCAACAACAACATCAGCTCTAGCTTCTAAATATGATTTATAGTCAACAGAAGTTACACATCTATATTGAGAGTGTAATGCGCCTTTTGCATTTTCTTTTATATCATCTATTGGTTCTGGGCTAGAAGAACCAAAAGTTGCTGCTGAATTTGTTACTGTTATTGTAGAAGTATCTAAATATTGACCTGTAAAAGTATTATAGATCAAATTGTCGTCTGGAGATGTTATTTTTCCTGCAGCGACTTCTCCATCTGGCCCTAGTGTTGTAATTACAACAACATCAATTTCATCGTCTCCGTCTGGAACACTTCTAGATGGAGAAAAAACAACCTTATATCTTTCATATTTGTCGTATTCAAATTTGTAAACTTCATTATTTTCAATAAGACCTGATATCTCATCGTAAAAATCTGATACACGAGTCCAAATTTCGTCATTTACTCTTACTTCAATTGAAACATTTTCATCTAGTAGATAATCATCATATCCATAATCGTCTTGTGGAAGAACTAATTCATAATCTATTAAATCATCGCCAGTATATGTTCCTAAAGATACAACTTCTCCTTGTCTTACTGGCAGACCAAAAGTGTAAGGTATACTGTCAGCACTTATAGACCAGCTTTGTGTTGTGCAAAATTTGATAGGATTTCCATCAGGACCTGTAACTTCCGGCGCGGTAATTTGATGCCATGCAGGAATAGATAAAATGTCTCCCTGAGAAACACCAGAAGATACTGTTACAGATAATGTTGTTTGTGCGGCAAGATGTCCTTTTGGATCATAGCCCATCAATTTAGCTAGTCTGTGAACATTTTCATAGATATCAGCAGTATCAATATAGACGTTTTTTGCTATTTTATTTGAGAAAAAGGTTGTTAGTTCTCCTAGATAAGCCATCAATTCTATAAGAATAGCAATATTTGAGCCTTCATAATCATAGTCTGAGAATGTATCACTATTTCTCAGTTGTTCTTTTATTCTTGTTATCAAAGTTGAAAAGTCTATATTGAGATAATCAGGTTTTAATGTTGTCATGATTTTTACCCTTGTTTTAAAATATATTCAACAGTTCTAATTATTTGTGATGTTTTTGTTGAAAAATCTAGAGTTATTTTATATTGTTGTTTTTCATAGTCTGAATGAACATTAATATTTTTGACAATAATTCTATCGTCCCATACTTCAATTGCACCTAGAAGTCTATTGCCAATTTCATATGCTGTTGTATCATCCATTGGTTCAAATAAAAGACCTGTAATATCAACAGCAAATTCGGGTAACATTCTTCTGCTTCCCTGCATTGTGTTAATAATGTTTTCTAAAGAATTTTTGATAGCATCATCTTCTTCGTCTTTTAAAACATCTCCATCTTGCTGTTGTTCTAAATTTATATCTATATCACTATAGATTGCCATCTATTACTCCTATGTTGCATATACATCAATTATAGGTATCATTCCATCATATTTATTATAATCTTTTTGTACTATGCTTTTTGCTGTATAAAGATTATCTAACCTATCTGTAATGCCATATGTACCATCAGTACCAACATTTTTAGTTAGAAAATCGTCTATAAACACCCAATCGTCCATATAACCTTGTACTGTCGCATCACTATCCCATAGAGGTCCCCAATTCGCATAAGATTCGAGATAAACTTTATTTAAATTAGACTGGCAAATACCGCTATCTAATGTGACTAATGTTTTTGCTGGATACAGAGGATCGTTATATATTGATGCTGAAATTGTTGTACTTGAGGAAAAAGTTGTTCCATTTACAACTACTGCAGATGTTCCTGCTGTAAATGTACTTGTTTTATCTCCATCAACTGTAAATTCATTTGTCGAAACATAAGTTAAGTTTGTTACGGTTTCTTCATCAAAGCCCATCCATTCTTTGAGGTTTCCTGTTCCTGAAATTCCGTAATTACCGTAAGAATAAAAGTAATCTGCTTTATTTGTTTCTACATAAGTTTCCAAATCTGATTCTATTTGATCTTCAGCATAATCTATTGCTTTCCATTGTTCTGTTAAATCAGTAATTAGAGCATCAATTTTTTCCATTGATGCTGTTAAATTTTTTGTTAGAGTGGTGAAATTATTCACCATTTCTCTTAGTTTATCTGCATGTGACATAATTTACCCTGAGAAAACGTCTCCTGATCCTGACACTATATTGCCATTCCAACAACTTCCGGAAAAATGACTTCCTATATATGCTATACCTAAACCATTGACAAAAACTGAAGATGATCCGGAAACAATGACACTTGTATGTCCGCAGTCGGCTTTTACAACAGATGTTATGATTCCGGTAGGAAGACCGTTCGTAAACACATTTTCTGAAGCTGAAATTATAACGCCGGATTGGTTACCATGTGGTGGATCGCCGCCGCAGCTACAATATCCTTTCCCTACATCTCCTATTCTTGATACACTTATACCCATAATTTAATTGAGATTTATTGGATTTCCTGTTATATTACATTTACCTGTAACAGTTATTGTTGCATCACCGCTAATATTTACATTTGCGTTTCCGCTAATAGTAATATTCAAATCTCCTCCCACTGTAGTTGTCGCATTTCCTGTTATATTATCTGTATTATCCTTTTTTCTTGTAATTGTTACAGAACCCTCATTATTTATTTCTGCATTTGTGCCAGAAGAATGATAGATTTTTAATCTTTTTGCATTTTCTGTATTATCAATTTCTATTACATGTCCTCCGTGCGTTTTTAGAACTATATTTTCGGGGTAGTTTGTTTGTGCTTCTGTAGGAAAATCAGTTCCTGATCTATCTGGATACACGCCATTAGGATCTGTAAAAGCATCTGGTGTTCTACCTGCTGGCGCTGGAGATGCTGCTGTTTCAACTACTCCTGGGGCAGATCCGAAATATCGAGGTTTCATATGATTACCATTTTCAAAGAAGACAAAAACATGGCTTCCTTGAAGAGGTACAGCAAAGAGACCGTAACCTGAAATCGAACCTTCAATCAAACCTAGAACAGGTTCCGCCCATGGTAATTGAGATGTTGGTATACCTTCTGTTTCTGTTGCTATATTGCTAGAAGAATGTACACCAAAAACTCGTATTCTACACCTACCATTTTTTAGAGGATCATTATTATCTTCAACAACACCTCTATAAATCCCTGTCAGTTGCAATCTGGAAAATTTTAAATCACCAAATTCGAGTTTCATTTTATATACTCGTTACAGTTCTCTGACCTTTAGAAGAACTTTCTCTAATTTTTTTCTCTTTTATTCCACTTACTCCTGCTGTATTATATTTTGTTGCTTTTACAAGAGGTATTACTTTCCCTACTTCTGCAAGAGTGTAAGCGTTCTTGATTAAGACTAGTTTCTGAATATATGTTGGTCTTTGTCTTATACCAAATGAATGTGTAATTGATTTGATCAAATGATAGCCTTTTAGAAGTTTGTTACTTCTATCCTCTCTTTTTAAAGATGATGGCCAGTCAACATCTACTATAGCTCCACAATAATTGTCTGTATTACCTTGAATCAAAATTTCAAGAGTTAGTTGTTTTGAATATCTTTTGACAAATTCATTATAGAAAATATTGTCCAAGATCAATTCATCTCCATCTCCAGTTATTCTTATATCTACATGAGTGTCACTCAAATCTGGAAAGAGAGAATGTCTACCTAATAAATAATGTTTCGAAATAAAATCTGAATATTTACCTTCTTTGACAAGAAATGTCTTTTTTTCAGAATTGAAACCTAGCCTTTTGCCTCCTTTTATTTTTTTCAATGCTAAGGAATTATAACCTGATATATTCCAACCAAGTATTTTATAGGGACTATAAAATTCAGTTGATGGTTTTGTTGAAAACTTTGTTCCATTTATAGGAGTAGATGAAAGTAATTTATCAATAGTTACAAAATTTAAGCCTTTTAGATTTTTATAGAATAAATAACCAGAATTTCTTGAATATATTCCAGAAGCTCTTTTGATCAACCATTGTATTGCTTCTTTATGAGTCCAATAAGGCATATAAAAATTTTCTAAGATTTCTCTTGATTCTTCAAAACTATAGAATTCTTTTTCTAATAACATATAATTACATATATCTTTTACTATATCAGAAATAGAAGAATTGGACCAGGCCCTGCTAAATCTTTTTTGCGTATAGAAATATGTCATGCCATCAACAAAAACTAGTTCAATAAGATTCAAGATTGATTCAGCTGATCCTAAATTTTCAATATTTTTAATTTTATGTATTTCGAAATCTAATGTATATTTGTTTTGTTCTGTCCCGAATACTATAGTTATTTTTTCATTTCCTGTGAATGGTCCTATTTCTGTAATTCCGTATTTATCGAGAAATTGCAATCTTCCTATTATAACTGGTACATAGATATCTTCAATAAAATATAAATCATATATATCTTTAGGATCTAAAATTGCACTTCCTATTTCAAAATGCAAAATAACAGATATTATACCTTCTCCTGGATTTTGCCTTTCCTCATCTAATTGTTTTGTCATCTAAAGTTCCTGTATTGTTTCTAATTCACTTATTAGTTGATAAATATTATCATCTCTTAGAATTTTGATACTATCACCAGGTTCTATATCTTCAAAAGGATTGAAGATATCATTCATCAAAGGAAAAATCCACCATAATTTAGGAGTTTCATAGCTATAAAACGAAATATTATCCCACCAGTCATCATTATCGACATCGTAAGGTTCATAGAATACAGTATCTTCCTTTATTTCATCATTTATATTATATGATTTCCAAATATTCATATATCTGGTGCCATCAGTATCTTCTAAAATATTGAATAAATTCAAATAGGATAAATTACTGAGTCTGTTTCCTGTGATTTCATAAAATGTTTTATCTAATTTAGTAACGCTCATTATTTTCTCCTATTTTCCTACTTGCAGTAGATTTCTAACTATTTTTGACCAATTTGATTCTCCTCCAGTCATTGGCTGTATAGAATCTCTAACTCTACCTACAAGATTTATGTTAGATCCTGTTTTTTCTGCATATGCGTCAATTTGATCTCCTAATCTTTCTGCTATAGAAGAATATTTCTTGAATTTGTCGAGATAAGGAATATGTTTTGAAAGCGTACTTGAAATACTTACTCTTTCTGCCATTGATTTGTTGAAATTTCTTCTATAAGTTGGATCTAAATCTATAAATTGCAATTGTAGTTCACAAACAGAAGGATAACCACTTCTAAAAGGTCCTTTATATGTTGGTTGAACCGCTACTAAAGCTGCATAGTTTATATTTATCAATTTATTGGGTTCTGTATGTACACTAAAAACATATGGTAGATCAAATTTTGTTCTATCTCCTAGTTCATAGTCTGGTGATGAAAGTCGTATTAGTCTGTTAATGGGGTCTACAATATCAATTCGCGGATTACCCTCATCAATCAATGTGAAATCAAAAGTATATTGACGCCTTGGTGAATTAGTATATACGAGAGCAGCGTCAACTTTTACAGGTGCAACTTTCATTCCATATAAATTACTTACATAATTTCTGGCAACTCTTACTAAATCTTCTGCAGGTCTATCTCCCTTTTCTAGAGCGTTCCATATTCCTTTGACAGCATTGCTTGAAGCTCTGTAAGCTTGACTAAGTTCTGCTTTTTGCCTTTGAAACCCTGCTATTTTTTGTGCTAATCTTGTAGCTAAAGAATCGTATTCGTTCCACTCATGACCAATAGCTTCTTGAATTTCATTTGATGCCAAAAATTTGAATGTAATATCAATATCTTCTGTAAGACTTTTGAGTGCTTGTCCTCTATTCAATGACGGCATGCTTTCTAGTTTTTTGGCTTTCATTACAATCCATAAAGCATCTGTGAAGAAAGCATGTTGAACAGAACGAGGTCTTTGAAAAACTCCAGAAGATGGATCAATATTTAATTCTAGAATTTCTTGTGCTGTACTTCTAAGACCTAATGACATTTCTTACTCCTTTTTTAAGGGCCTGTTATTTCAACTAGTATATCAACAGCTTCTCTTGCAGCAGTTGAAGGAACATCTTTTGGTGCTTCTTCTTTTATAGCCGACATATTTTGTACGAAATTATTGAAATTTTTATATCCTTTTTCTGTAGCCTGAAAGCCTTTCTTTGTATGTTCTGCAATTGATTTTCCTAAATCTAACGCTTCTTTGGTCATTCTTTTTTCTTTAGCAATTTCTTTTAATCTTTCATTTTCAGCTTTTTCAATTTTATTTTCTTTTCCTGTTTTTTCAAACTTCAATGCTTCTGCTGTTGCTACAATAGCTTCTCTACCTAACCATTTAGGTATATGTTTAGCTAGGCTGATAATTCCGTCCATCAAACTATTCCACATATTGATAAACCAGTCTGTAAATTTATTCACCCCTTTAACTAGATAATCCCAAGGATGGAAAATAATATCAACAACTTCATCAACTAAACCCATTATTTTTTTATAGATGGATCCTTCTTCGATTTTGAATCCCATAAAATTTCCTATTTTTTCTACAATCCATCCAACAACTTTTGCTGGTAACTCTATAAACCCTTTTATTGCTGATTTGACTCCACCTTCTATTTTCTGCATGAGAGTTCCTTCAGTTCCCATAAAACCTTTGATAAAGTCAATTACACCTAGAAGTAGTGTAAGAGGCCAACCTAATATTTTGAAACCTTTTGCAAATGCAGTAGCAAATTTACCAAGAGTTTTTCCTCCTACTTTGAAGATTTTACCTAACCATTTGAATTTACTGAAAAATCCTTTCATCAAATCTATTACCCATCTTATGGGTTTGAATGAAGTTATTTTTTTCAATATTTTTAATTTTTTGAATCTTTCTATGATATTAGTTATTATTTTTCCTATAAATGGCAATCGTCTGATAGCACCTAGAAATATTTCGAACGGCATCATAAATCTTTTAGCAAGTCCGCCTAATATGCCTCCGAGAATTGCCGCTATTCCTCCGAATAGCCATAAAAGCCAACCTTGAAGACCTTTCTTTCCTCTTTTTCCTTTTTTAGATTCTTCTAATAGTTTTTCTTTTTGTTCGTCACGAAAGACATTAAGTATACTTCTTAAAAGGCCCGTTTGTTTTTCTGTCTCTTCAGCAGTTGTTTTTTGATAATCTTCTCCAAACATTTTTCCAAAAACTTTTTTGACACCACCAAAAACATCTATTACAATTCCTTTAAAAAAGTTGAATACATTTTTCAACGTATCTTTGATAAAATCAAATACTTCTGCAAGCGGACCTAGGACTTCTCTTACATGTGAACCAATCGTACTGACAGTTCTTTGAACTTGTTCTTGTACAGCTTGAGTAGTTTTAGCACTTTTGATCATTTCTTTGAATGCCATACCCATTCTTCTATCATCAACCATATTTCATTCTCCAAAAAATAAAGGTCCAAAGGTATTATGTAAGCCCTTTAGACCTTTAAAGATCCATTAGTTCTAAGACTAAGCGTGGCTTGATTTTAGACTTTCTGTTTCTCTTTTGATATCTTTCACTAACAGATTTATGAAAGCTTCTCTTTCAAATTCTGGCATTAGAGAACTTTCTACTAGAGAAATACCTGCATGTTTTGCTAGTTGGTACTGCTCTGTAACGATGCTTTCCATGGAAACATCAGAACACATAATTTTCATTAGAAAAAAAATTGATCTGTTGGTATATCAATTTTTTGTCTAAATCTACACGGTTT